GGATTTTTTCTAATAAAAGTCCCATTTGCTCCTTGCTCAGTGAATACATTAGCAGCCCAAGGTTCTATTCCTGGCGAAACATTCCCACTAAGCTTACTATTAGAAACAGTAGGAGCAACAGCGCGCAAGTGAGTATTACGCATGCCAGTGCCAGCACACCATAAAGGCTCACCGTAAATTTCAGCAAGATCCATGGAAGCTCTTTCGCTTTCAATTTTAATCTGTGAAAATATTTTCCTAGTTTCAAACTGAGCAAGTAAACCTTCAAAAGGTAAACCTTTTTCTTGGAGATATGTGTGCCACCCGAGTACACCCAACCCAAGCGCTCGTCCTTTTTGAGCAGAACGAACGGCATTTTCAAAACCTCTAAGTCCTTTTGCTCTTTGAATAAATTCCTCCATAACCCCATCAAGAAACCACGTGGCGTCGTATATAAGGTTAGTGTTTTTCCATTCTTCATATTTAGCTAAATTTAATGATGACAAGCAGCAAACAAAACTGTGGCTCTCATCGGTGTGTAATGCAATTTCTGAACATATGTTAGTCATATGAACTTTTAATCCGTTTTGTTTATATGCTTGTGGATTTGCTTTGTTAACATTTCCTTTAAACATAATATACGGCTCTCCAGTTGCTTTTCGTTTTCTAAGTAATTTACCCCATCTAGCTCTTGCTTCCTTATCTCCTTGTTCAAGCTTACGCATAAACTTATCGCCAACAACTGTGCACTGATGCAGGTTAAGCGACTGTCTGTTAACATCTCCTTTAGGTTCCCTGATCTCAAGCCACTCCTCGAAGTCCTCGTGTTCGATGTTGATATTAACTGAGGCAGCTCCTCTACGGACACTCCCTTGATTAGTTGCAAGAATTGTTGAGTCATATATCTTGCAGAAAGGTACGACTCCGTCTGATGTTCCATTACCTGTTATCTTAGCGCCAGCGGGTCTGATTTGATTTATACCGATACCAACTCCACCGCCGTGCTTAGCGAGTAGCATCATCTCTAGATTTTTTTGTCCGATATCCTGGATTGAATCAGCAACGTCAATGCCAAAGCAACTAATAGGTAAGCCCCTGTCAGTCCCAGTGTTTGAGAGTACAGGACTAGCAAGACACAGCCAACCGTTCCAAATATAATTAAAAAAAGTTTCAGCCATTTCCGGCTTATATAATCTTTGAGCAACCGTTTTAGAGACTCTTTGGTATGCTTCTCTAGGCGTTTCTCCGTTATATAAGTATCCCCCGGATATTGTCTTCTTGTATACGTTCGTATCACCCCACGCAGGGTAATCTTTTCCTTTGATCCATTCATTGTTCCACATTATGTTATTGAGTGTATTATCCAGGCTACTAACCCATTTATGTTTAAAGCTACTAGGTTCCATTGTTTTCTAGAGCTCGTTTGTATTACTACTAATATAAAACCTATTATATAAAATTTAGGCTCTATAGTCCATTGGGCAGTAATTAAAAAACCACTACCCATATATCCTATCCTAGTTGCTATCTTTTCCCAAGGAGTCAGTCTCTTTCTTTTCACTAGACTGTTCAGCAGCTTGATCTTTAAGCTTTGAAATCGCTTTGTCATAACCTGGCATATGTTTAATTGTTTCTAATACCCCTAAAGCTATAGTAGCTGTCTGGTTTAACTCTTCTATTAATTTTTGATTGATCAACCCTAAGGTTTCAATCTTGTTTTTCATTTCAATTAGTGTCTGTTCTTTCATATAGTTGTTTATCTATTTCTTGTTGTGTTATATTTATTCTACCAAATGTCCTCATAGTCCTCACCTTCACCAGCTTTGCTATAATCTGTTGGCCGAATTGCGAAAAAATCAGTATGAGTGACGCCCCCGGTAAGATGATAGAACCAATCAAGATTAGCTGCTGCTTTAACGTCATACGCAAAATACGATCCCAGGTCAACGTAACCAAGTTCCACAAGTTTTTCATTTGTTCTCTTTTTTATAAAGTGTTTTAAATCATTAGCTGATATGCCTTCAATGTCACCCATCTCAAACATCTTATCTATATACTTTGTTTCTAAAGAAACCATAGCTTCAGCAGCTTTTATTATATCTTCTCGGCATAAGTGCAGTAGTTGCTCGTCTTCTTCACACATATGGCGAAATAATTGGCAACCCATTTTACTGTGTAGAGATTCATCTCTTACTGACCACTTCATTTGTTGACCTACACCCTTGAGGAGATTACGTAATTGAAAAGAATATAGAACAGCAAAAGCAGAATACAAACTAACTCCTTCAGCAAAGGCTGAAAATACAGCCAAGCTTCTCGCAATGCCAGTATGGTTATCACCGTTATAAGCAACCAGATTATCAAATCTGTCGGACGTTGCCGGCTCGTGTAAAAATGCTTCATAATCTTCTAATCCTAATGTTTCGTTTAAATAACTGTAAGCAACTGCATGTATAGTTTCTTGCGAACCAAACATCATTGCCATTTGTTGGATCTCGTGTTTCGGAAACCATCCAACAACTTTCTGAGTCCAATAGTCGGACACTGCGCATTCTGTCTGAGCGAACCCAAGTAAAATGTTTCCGACGAGGTGCTTTTCTTTTTCTGTAAGTCTTTCATTCCAATCTTTTAAATCCCCTTGCATTGAGATTTCAGTGTGTAACCAAAATGCCTGAGCTTGTTTAAGCCAACCTTCTGTGTAATATTCCGGATATTCAAATGGCTTGTATGCTACTCTCGGTGTAAATAATCCCATTATGTTTGTGTAAAGTGTTTAATTGTTTCTAATTCGTTCTTCCAGGCTTCAATATGAGCTAGTATAACCAGCTTTGTCGTAGACTTAGATACATTATTCATATCATGCAATATGTTGTCTATAAATAAGCCTACGGAAGCTACTACAGTTTTAAGATCTTCATCCATTAATTATAAATAGTTAAAGCTATGTCTATAAGAGGTAAGTATAGAACGTGTATTCTACAATCATCCATATCATAACTTCTTATTCCTATTAAAAATCCAGGGTAAAACCCTAATTCAATCGACCATGCCGATTTGTTTTCATCTTCTTTCATGTGCTTACTATTCCATATCTTGTTTGTAATTTAACTAAATCTCTATATCTAACTATACCTTTAGTTTCCCAACTCCATTTAACCCACTTGTCAATTTGTCTCTCCGCATACTTCTGTTGAGCTAAGAGTTTTGCTTCTCTAGGATTATTCGTACGGTTTCGTCGCATTCCTTTTGATTTTGTGGTTTGTAAAGTGTGTGTCCAGGAAACTGGTTCGACACTAACAGTTTAAACATTTTCCATCGCATCGGGAATGATTCGTTAGCTCTACCTTTGGTTTCTATTATAAAGTCTTCACCAATAAAGTCAGGAGTGTATTTAATAGGTAGGATTCTTTTGCATCCTCTATTTACATAATCGCCTTTACCATTAGCTTGTCTTTCATATACCTCGTTTTCAAAATGAAATCCGTTTAACAATACAAAGGTTTCACCCTCGTATCTTGTTTTTATCTTTGCTTTTCGTAAAGCAATATACATATACTTTTCTAAGCCCGAAGCAAAGTCGATACCATCATATGATACCTTCTTTGCTCTTACCGGACCGCGCTTGCCGCTTTTTCTTTTAAATGGCTTCCGCATCTCTTACCTCTAAGTCTGACAATAGATCTTCTTGAAGATCCGTAGTATAAACTTCTTTAGCTTTTTGTAAATACAATACAGCATCCATAAGTTCTTCTTGCAAATGATTAAGCCAATCAAACATATTTGAAGGGTCGTTATCAAGAGTTACTCCGTATTTTTTATAGCCTACATCGGATCTTGATACAAACTTATTAACAACACGTTCAACAACTGGGTCTCTAAATTCTATTTCTTTTTTCATTATAATGTTTGTTTTAAACCTGTTTTTACAAATGTTCCATTATGCATTACGCCTGTGCGATTAGCTATTTCATTGTAAGCTGAATCAATACAGTTTTCAATTTGCATACCTTCTAATACAGCTAGGTTTGTTAGTACAACAACCATATCGCCGATAGCGTCTTTAATCTCGTAGTTGTCTTTATTAAGTAATGCTTGAGCTAACTCACCAGCCTCTTCCATAAGCTTAACGTACTGCGTATGTGAATTGCCTTTGTCGTATATACCTCTTTCTTGAGCCCACTGTCTTATAAGATCAAATCTCTTGCAGTCTTTAGATTTTGTAACGCAGTTTTCAGTAGTAGCGTTAATACTCTCTAATAAGGCCTTGTTATATACATAGCATCTGTTATTATTAAACATAGAGGTTCTAGCGTTAGCTATTATCCAAGGTATATTCTCGTTTGTGATTGTAAATTTACCATGAGATGTTTCCCAGCTTAAGTCTAAATTGTCCATTAGTTGGCCTTTCAGCTTGTTTAATGGACATGGAAATGTTGACGTCTGCTCTGTAGCGTTAATGTTCATTGTATTGTTTTTAGTGATTAAATTTTTATAAGATTGTCGGTCGACTTTATAGCCGTAAGACTTTTGAAGTTCTACTTCCAAGTTAGATATAATATTTATATCATCGCTTTTAAATAAAACTTCGTATTCGCCTGGTGCATAGCCTTGTTGCTCCGTAACTCTTTTATTAATATTACGTGTAACACCAATTTTCTTACCAGGAATGTGGTAGATTGTATACATATTTATTTTTATTTACCAACACTTAGCTCCGCTTTTATAGCAGGCAAAGGATTGTAGTTAGTTAATTTTATTTCACTTGAATCAGGAATATATAAACATTTTTCAGTATCTATAAATATACCGTAATCAATATTTACTTTAGGAGACGCAGGTATGTTAGGTCTGTTTAAATATACCTTAGCTTGATCTAAGTGATTATTGTATAAATGACAATCACCTAACTGGCCAATTAACTGACCTGCTTTTAAACCAGAGCCTTTAGCTAGCATTTCTAATAGTAAACCGTACATTGCAATATCGTAAGGTAAACCTAAAAATACATCAGCTGAACGCTGTTGCCACATCAAATCCATAACCCCGTTATTAATATAAACTTGAAAAGCGTAATGACAAGGAGGCAAAGCCATATCATTCATCTCGTGTGGAGCCCACGCGCTAATCATAAGACGTCTAGAATCTGGATTAGTATTGATGCTATACACAAGATTTTTAAGCTGATCTACGCCGTTAAAATCACGCCACTGTTTTCCATACACAGGACCTAATGTTTCATCGGTTCTACCTGAACGTTCGTAATCAGGTCGCCAATACTTAACACCGTTGTCTTCAAGATACTTTAAATCGGTTCTACCGTTTAGTATCCAAAGTAATTCAGTTCTTGCTGCATTGAAGCTTATCCTCTTTCCTGTAAGTATAGGGAAGCCAAGTGACATATCATGCCTGATTGTTCTTCCGAAGACAGACTTCGTGCCAGTCCCTGTTCTATCCGACTTATCCATTCCTGTGTCGAGTATTTCTGATAATAATCCTTTGTATTCATTTTCTATATTTATCATAATAATATTTTGAGTATTCAAATATTTTTTGCCATACTTCATTCTTGCCATAAGACTCAGGGCTTGTAGTAGTCTTACCGTTTTGTGTTATATCAATATGCCAAGCGCTGTTGTTTTTAGCGTTAGCTGCAATAGCTATATTGTTTCTTACACACCATCTATACGATACCCACTGATCTTCTTTATATGGAGGGATACCCATGTTAACGGCATTTTTTTTGTTACCGCTACCCATTTATACCTCCCAAGGCATTTTTTCTTTACCTATATCTAAAGGCTCATGAGGAATAAAACAACCTGACTTTGGTTCCCATTTAAAATGCGCTTCGGCTTGGTTAGTACCTAGGTTTTGAAACTTAACTTTTAATACCTTAGCTTTCACAGTGTTATCATTATAGTTCCTATGAACTAATATACCGTGATACGATGCATCATACCATTCACCTCCCCCTTTAATGGAATACATTGTAGGTTCTTCGATATTACCATCTTTATCCTTATACATTTTAGTTGGATGCGCAACAATAAATACTAGTACATCGTACTTCTTAGCAAAGATTTCAATCTTCTGCAAGTACTCCATTGTATATCTATTAACATCGTCAGACCCTCCAAGGTCTCTAACTTTATTGAATGGATCAATAACCAAACATTTTATACCCTTACGCTTAACTAGCTCAGCCCCCTTCTTAAGAACTGAATCTAAAGTATAACGTTCCATGTCAATGTGAAAGTAATTACCATTACAATGATCCGCTATTTGATTCCACCTATCACCTCCAATATCATCTCTAGTTGGCATACCTTGCCAAGTCTTACGCATTAACTTATGAGCGTGAAGATATGTCGGTTGATTCTCCGGAGATGCGAAAGCTGTTTTCCAACCATAATTAGCGTTGTATCCAAC